ATCTGTCTGTAGTCTACGACGCTGTACTTCAGCCATCGCAAGCTTTGGATCATCTGGTAATTCTTCCTGTACGATATCGAGTATCTGATCACGCATGACTTCGCATTGAAGAGATCGAGCATTACGATACTGTGTGTATGCATCCTCGTCTTCTTGCACATAACGTAAGATAGTACGCCAAGAAGGTAAGTGATCATTCTCGTTGCAAATGCGAGTAAGGCTTACACCTTCCGCTATTGCTTCGCATATGATTACCATTTGCTCTTTTGTTACATTACGTTTTGGCATTGTGTACCTAAGAAAAAAAGACCTGACTAAGCGGTTGCAAAGTTGAGACAGCATAAGCGCCAGTTTATATTAATGCCTAGCCAGGTAAGTTGTTGAGGTATGGAATATACAGGCATTCCAGGTTGTCGTGCTGGCAGCTAAGATCCGTTTTAATAGCGACAAGAAAATGGAGTAGCTGCCAGACTTTGACATGACTTAAACAATATCTGCCTAAGTATATCATATTCCATACTACATTTCGTGCATTCATACAAGCAATAGTTAAAATTAAATCAAGTGCATTGACATATATCGTCAAAAGTACTCTGCAAGGATTTCATCATCAGTATACTTTAGCTTTGCCCAGAGTCTTACCAATGCATCCTGGTAGCGTCTTTTGATCTGTCTACCATCTCTTAGTCCATTCATTCTTGCAAGCTTCTGCCATTGTGCGCCTCGCTCACGGAAGGCGGCACTATGGCTGACAGCCCATACCATTTTACGGTCATCTGCATCCATGTGCTCAATACCCAAGTATAGCGCATTTGTGTATGCATCGACTTGCTGTGGAGATGGAACAGGATGTTTAGGTTTGAATTCAGAGTAGCCATATGCTGACCATTGCTGTTGATACTCAGGCCATGATCCTAGCTTTTGTTTTCGTATTGCTGGGGGAAGTGCTCGCTCTGTTTCTGCTGCTTCAAAGAATAGTTCACTGAGCTGGTTTACATCAGGGTTATCCACAAAGAATGCTCCGAAAAAAAAACAATCCTTCTATGTGTACACATTGTGATTTACTGTGTGTTACATTTCGCGTTTGCAAATGAGTTGTATGGACACTCATTTACACGCTGTGTATGAGCAATGTGTAACACAATGTGTATACATGTCGTGAACACTTCGTGATTATAAAAACACCTCAAAAACCTAGTCAATCCCCTATTTTTCCACATGTTCAGCATAGTGCTTATTAGTGCTGGTTAGTGTTGATTTTTTTTTATTATGCTTCACTCGATTGCTCTTGATCTGCTGTAATGTGGCGAGTGTGTGATCGAAATCTTCATCGCCCATCCGCATCATTAACGTCATAATCTTTGCTACGTTTTGTGTAGTCTCACTCATCTGTTTTCCCTTTCGCTACGTCTTCGGCATGTCTAATTACCCAGCTTAATTTTAATAATTCTTCGCCCATTTCCTCAGTCACTAGGCCGCTAAACAACACCTTGTTGTATTTGTTTTCCACAGCCTCTGATGGACGTACTGACCAGGTAGCTAGACCATCCTTCACACTGACCGTAAACAGCATATGCCCCACTGTGACCTCGCGGTTCATTGCGGATCCTCATTAATAATCTCATCCTCAAGCAAGCTTACCTTGCCTGACCCACCACAAACCTCGCAGGGAACCATCTGCACATACTCACCGTTGTTTGTTTCGTGAGGCCAATGCACGTAGTAGGTCATTTCTCTCTCTCCGTACCCTCGACAACGTGAACAACGAACCATGATCACATCGTCCTGGGTCATCACTTCACCTTCAGCTTTACCAATGGCGTCAAAAACTCTGTTACATCCTCGATGCTCTTACACAGCGCCCACTTAAAACCAGCCGCTATAATCTGATCTCGCATACGCCTTTGGTTCTCGTTCATCACACCTTTTTTAGCTTTGAGCTCTATAAAGATTGCTTCGTTGTGACCGCTCTTGGTTGCAGTACCAGGACAAAACAATTCCAGGTCAGGCCAGCCGTACTTCGTACCCATTTTCTTTAGCCTGTTGATGTAGTTGATATGACGCTTGCCCTCATTCGGAGAGTGATGGTAAACACACCCGTCAGGCAATGCTACGTCCAGCCAGGAAGCCACTTGACGCTGCAAATCATCCTCACGCACGTTCAATGTAGAAGTCATTTGGCATCACCGCACCGTTCGTTTTCAACATGATGTTCGACATAAAAATTTGATTTGGTATGAGCCTCGCGCTATCTTCAAAACCCAAACACCAGCGACGAGCCACGGCTGCATGTGATGCACCTAGCTGCCTAGCCAGTTCCGAATAGCTCCAATTATTTTGCTTACGATAATCATCAAGTGTCATGTCAAGAATTGTAAAAAACTTGACTTCGATTTACAAGCCTATTAATTGTAGTATTGATTTGACCGAATGCGACAAGGTAAGATATTATGCAAGCGACAGTACATAATTTATTTCAAGAACCATTAATAATGCCAAATAATCTAGATGCAGTCATCCGCGCTAGTGGGATGACAAAGAAGCAAGTTGCGAAAGCAGCTGGCATCATGCCCGAAACACTTAGCCGACATATACACGGTCATGTTAATATGACCTTAGAAAACGCTGAGAAGTATGCTGAGATCCTTGGCGTGACTGTGCAGAGAATTATGTTTGTACACCCACCAACGCCAATTATCGGACATTGTAATTATAAAAAAGACGAAACAATAGAACGTACTTATTATAAGCTTGATAACTGGAAAAAAGGTTTGCAGATTAAAGCATACCTCGGTGATGATTTATGTGCAGTACATTGGACTGTCGACGATGATTATACTGGCGATTTTATCGAATATAAAAATGCTTTTAATTTTTTTCCAAAATCTCCAATACTTGAAAATAAAATACACCCTGGCTGCGTAGAAAATGTATCTTTAATAAGATTAAAACATCCCATTACATTACCCAATCAAAACCCAATTCAACAGTTGGGCGGTGTTCTTTATCCAGAACCAGGCAAACGGTACACGCTACATAGCGCAAAACTTGGCATACATTTAAAGAATTTAGAAATTGAGTGGGCAACGCCACTTGTAAGCGCACTTTTTAGACCAGATCTGCGCGGCGTAACTTTTGTAGACATAGAATCATAACAAGCTGCTGTAATTTCTTGCAGCAATTCTTGACCGATAGTATTCAACTCTATATTATTTTTCTTGCACGTTCTTAAATCAATTCTTGACTTCTTTTTTGTAAGCTGATTATTTGATCGTGCGACAAGAAATGGAGTAACTGATGTTTGACATCCCAGAATGGGCTGTTCGACATGACTACTTTCATCACAGTAATCCTAGATCTGGAGACAGAGCTAAGAAACTATTTGAGAAAGTACATGTCAGACCAGCCGTAAAAAAAGCGAAAGCAACGCTTTACAATCTTGAGGCACATGAAACCGATCTAGCACAGGCTAGGCTCACGATTGATATATTTCATAACAATCGTGGGTCAGCTAAAATGGCTGCTGGCAGAGCTGTGCAAGATGGTACTGATTTATGTCTTATACCAGAAAAAGACACTGAACAGACACTAAGCTTACAGGAAGCACAGTTTATAGCTAAAGAGAACTTAGCAGCATACCGTCCTCTGGATTATGACAAAACTGTAGAGGCAGACGATAAAGAACAACTAGAGCAATGTCTGGAAGAAATAGATCGCGTTGTAGAGAACGCAGTCATAGGGCTCAGAGAAGCTATGGCGCGTGAAAATAAATACATTGGTGAGATCGAGCTGCTAGAGGCGCTGCCAGGTAATGCTCTACCGCATAACACTTTTCCTGATTATGCACGTAGAGGTGATCTAAAAACAAAATGGTCTAGCCCTCAGACTAATAGTAAGGGTGAACGCACTTGGAAAAAAGGATATTTACCTAAAACCCTTACTGGTATGTGGGAAAAGAACAACGTTTACCAGGTTGCTGGGTTCTATGCTCTCAACGGTAAGCAACCACCGTTCTTGGTCTATGCAAATGCTAGTGACTATAAAGTTTTTGATAGCACCAATTCACCAGAGCTGCGTCCTGACTACCTAGATGACGTAGTGCGAGACATATCAATACAACACAAGGTAACTGAGAACTTACTACGTGCAGCTGAAACTAAGGAAGAGCTGCTAGGTTTGGTATCACCAGACTGGGAGAGTTTTTTTTGGAGAATGAATAGCCCAGCGTTTATTCGCGAGGCCAGAATATTATGGGGGATGGAATGAATTTAAGTGATGATGAAATTATATGTTTAATACTTGCTTTGTATTACTATCAACAAGACTACACAAATGTTGAGGTCAAAGATAACAAACCAGGCAAATCAACAACTGCACAAAGACAATTCGTTGAAATAGAAAATCAAGTAACAGTCCTACGTGAAAAACTAGAAGATCATTTACTTACTATACAAAGTCCAGACGATGCAAAAGTATCAGCTGACATGATGAAATTTTTATCGAGGTTGTACGCATGAAATTAACAGCAGATGAAACAAATACAATTATCCAGGCGTTAGATGAATTGAAAGGTATGCATTGTTACAATCATTATGAAGATGATTATGAGTGGGAACAATCTTTTGAAAAACGTTGGGCTGATGAAATAGACGCTTTACTAAAACGTTTTACGAAATCTGCGGAACGCAAAGTAGAGCATTTAGACAAGTTAAGAAAAGCCGAACACCTTGCGTTAGAAAACCTAAAAGTAGGTCAACAATTTACAGTTAAATACAATGCACGAGAGGATCTCATGCGTTTTATAGATATTATAAAAGAAAAATGGGACGTTGAAATGGAATTTAATTATTACAACGGTTGGAACGTTAGGAGAGTAGCTTGAGCAATAAAGAAGCAATAGCTGCACTAGCATTAGCGCAGTCACAAATGAAAACACCGCACAAAGATGCAACTAATCCACACTTTAGAAATAGGTACGCTAGTCTGAAGTCATGCATCAAAGCAATAAAGCCAGCTCTAAACAACAATGGCTTTGCACTTATCCAGGCTGCTGGCAAAGATGAAGAAGGTCATTACATGCAGACAACTTTTGAGCACACAAGCGGTGGGTTGTTTACCAGTAAGTTTTACTTGGAGCCTGAGAAGAAAGGTATGCAAGGGCTAGGATCAGCTGCCACCTACGCCAAGCGCTATGGTTTGCTAGGGCTTGCTGGTATCGAGCCTGATGAAGAGGCAGACGATGATGGTAATGAAGCTGATGAGAAACCAGCAAAGCCACAGCCTAAACCACAAACAAAGAAACCTGATGCAGAAGCAGCTCACGATGCAGCTGTACGTGAAGAGCAAAACAGTGAGCCCAGTAGTACACCGCAACAGCTCAAAGAAGTTATCGAAAACAAAATAAAATTAGCAGCGGCTACCTGGCAGCTCAAAAAAATAACGCAAGAGCACGGCAAAGATTTCAATACCATAAAGCAACACGATGCGAAAATGGGTGCTGAACTCAACGCATACTTTAAAACCAGATTTGAACAAGTGAACACAGGGGAAAGATAATGGCACATTTTGGAAGAGCAACACAGCAATTTAGACAACCATTGGATACAGCTAAACAGTATCGCGTAAGTGCGTGGCTAGGATTTAAAACAGCCTGGAATGATGACACCAGGAAGTTCGAGAGACAATCACCGGAAGAGATAAGTATATGTAGGAAGTTGTTTGAGGAGCTTGCACGGCATCCAGGGCTTCAGCTTAGTGTAAACATTGATGAACGGATGCATGGGATTGATGACGTTAAGCAGTTTCCGCGTGTAGCTACGATGACGCTGTACGTAGGCAACCCACCAACGCAAGGCTACCAGCAACCACAGCCGGAAGAAAAGCCTACCTTGGACGATGATATTCCGTTTGGTAACAGTGATGATGCTGATGATGTGATGGTGGGGTTTGAGTAATGACAGAACAAGCACTGATGACAGTAAGTGAAGCTAGTCACTTCTTGTTCAACTCTACTGATACAACGCACTACAGACGCACACAGCGGCTTATAGACAAGTATAAATTGGATAAGATAACTGAGGGTGGTACAACGTACATACGTGGTCAGGATCTAGCCACTGCCCTAAATATAAAACCGCCTTCAACTAAAAAGTTAAAGGCGGCTATTATAGCGTTGTTAGAAGAAGAAGAAGAAACTAAGCTTCAGCAGCTGCGCTAAAGTTTATGACATTATCAAGGTGTGCAAAGGTAACATTTGATTTGTTAACTTTTGCTTCATCTTTTTCTGCACTTGGTAAGAAGTGACCGTAGCGTTTCTCTGTAAAATCTACAGTAGTGTGACCCATCTGTTCTGACACAGATCGTAGATCTTCTTTGTGGCTTCTAAGCAAGTTACTTGCAAAGTAATGACGGAAGTCATGCCAAGCGATAGGTGCAACGCCAGCTTTTGCACATGCAATCTGTAGAGTCTCCCACATCTTTTGACCGCGAATAGCAGTACCAGAACTTGTTGCAAATACCAGGTGATCTGGATCGTTGGGTCTGCCTTGTGAAATGTACAACTCTTTTAATGCGTTTGCTAACATGTCAGGAAGTGGCACATCACGAATTGAATGCTTAGTTTTTGGAGTTGATTTTTTGTACTGCTGACGATGCTTATATGCTTCACGCACTTTTACTTTCTGCGCTTGGAAATCTATATTGCCCCAGGACAATGCACGTTGCTCGCCTTGACGTAGACCAGTTGTAACAGCAAAGAGTGCAATTAGCTGCCAGCGTGGTGAGAATGCCTGGAGTATACGAGCAATCACATCGTCTGCAATCAGTGGTGCTTTCTGATCGTCTTTAGCTGGTACTGTACCTTCTCGCTCGATGCCACGAACAGGATCCGTTTCACGACAACCAGATGTTAATGCAAAATCTATCATCTTTTGTATTTTGCAAAAATGATTTTTGACTGTGCGGTCTGATCTGTCTTCGCCTATTTGCGGAACAATAATATTTGCAACGTGACCTTTTGTTAGATTAGCCACACGCATCGATGCAACAGGCTGATTATCAACTAAGCAATCGTTAAAAGCTTTTGTGTAACGATCACAGTCAGTGTAGTAGCTCTCAGAGCGCTTGCCGATGTCTACTTTTCGTTGAACCATTTTTAGGTACTCAGTACGCAGCTCGTTGAACGTCCACTTCCACGCCTCACTATTTGTTTCAGAATGCTCACGAATTAGAAAATCGATATGACGTTGCGCTTCTTCTCTAGTATTGAAATACGCTCGCCCACCGCCTGTCATTTGTGTGCGTGTATCTACAAACCAAAACTTTACACCTAATTTAATTTTAGATTTATCTTTTCTAGGCTCTAACTGTAACATAACCTTCTCCATATCTTGTCGCTATATGTCAAAGATATGGGAATTATTGATGTAATTACAAGTAAAAAACCGCTACCCAAAGCAATTTTTTGTCACTGGTTTGTCACTGAGAGACACCCTACAAATGTTAAGTGTTTGATTTTAATAAGAAAAAGGTGGAGCGGGTAGCGGGAATCGAATCCGCATATTCTGTTCCGTATTGTATAAATAGTACTTAATAATATGACTTTTTGGTACTATCAGACACTATGATATACGCTACGGCTGTCACTGTTCTGTCACTCCAGTGACAAATTACGAATCAAAATCAGGCTCCGGTCTGGGCTTGGGCTTGGGCATCGATGCCACTATATGTGACTGTTCACAACGCATCAAAATTATACCATAGCGCTCTTGCATCGCATCTCTGAAATCAGTCTGTGTGATGGCAATACAATCGTCGTAACTCTCAAACATTAGGATGTGTTGATACGAGCTATCTTGAAT